CTTCATCAACATAAGGTAAGCCAGTCATCATTTTGAACGTGTCGATCGAAAATTTCGATGCTGACATTTCGGCTATAATGCGCAAGTTATTCACACACCACACAGTTACTCGCTTCTGCATTTCTTTCAGTCGCAGAGTCCCCCATTGATTCTTGATTTTCTGCGCAGTTGCAGACTCACTAGCCACACTTGAGCCACGGATGATGTCGCTGATGCCTGTGATTTCGTAGATGACTTGTTTGATCTGCTCTCGCTGCACGTATAATTGTTGCAGCACGTTAATGAGTTCCGACAGTGGCATGAGAAAAATTTTATCTTTCAAGGCGGTTTCGCTGAATGCAACGTTGTCCAATGGCACCAGCACGCAGTCATCTGATTCGAAGATTTTCGAGAACTCTGGGCAAGTGCTGTCAAACGCCCCACGGACTTTCAGTGCGTTGATGATTGCTGTAATCCTGCGAGTAATCATGTTCAGCTCATCTGCCTGTTCTCTGTAAAGATTGAACAATGGCTGCGGAACTGTTGAAGACAACTTGTGCATGAAGTGTAACGGCTCTTCACAAGGGAAAAATCCTGTCAAATTCAAAGGATCTTGCGCCTCTTTCAGTACGATTGTCGTATTCCCAGGTGTCAGGAAGTACACTTTCTTACTATTCTTGTCCCAGAGTTCATACACCAGTGCAATCTTGCGAGTGTCTTGCTGTTTCTGCTGCTGCGGTGTACAGCCTTCAGTGTCGAGTTTAGCTACTTTCACCTTGGAACCTAGTTCAAATCCGAAGTTCTCAATCAATTCATCCTCTGTCATGTGGTGCTCGAAGGCAAGCCACGGCAACTCTGACCATTTCGTATAGTAGCCGAAGATGATTCGATCATAAGCTACTGACTCTCCAACAACCTTCTCACCGTGTATCTGTGGTGGGATGCTGCCTTCTTCTGCGCTTTCCTCCTCCTGTATGGCGTCACCTTCAATTGATGGATTCTTAATCACCTCTACAGTATCAGGCTGTTCCACACCTTCATCATACTCTGCAACATACTTCCACCGCACCACACCACGACCAGGGACTAGTGCAGAGATAATTGTCCCCTTCACTAACTCATCAAATGGAGTATCTGCCCCACAGTTATTGTCCATCGTATAGGACAGTGTGCGATTCATTGTCAATGCAACTGCTGCCGCAAGTGGATCTGTATCCTTATATCTCTTTCCTACAGCTGGTCTCGGTGTATTATTATAAAGTGCAGGCGCCAGTGTATCTGTATTACTATAAAGTATGTTAAACGGGCAGGTTTCACGATTGTAGCCTTCATAAATTTCAATGATTTTCGCAGCATCCTTCCTCCAGTCTTTCTCTTTTTCACGTCTGGAATCAATTTCTTGCAGCCATGCCTGTACCTGAGCTGGTTTCAGAGAGACTCCCTCTTGCTGCTGCACTTCACCCTGCAATTGTAGTTCACTCATAATCTCTGTACTCTTTTCTTCAAGTTAGATTTAGTTCTAGCCATTAATTCAGCAATAGTAGGTGCTGCGCGGCCTTTATGCAAGTTCTTCTCTGGTGATTTTGGTGCACCGACTACCCAAGGACGTGACATGCAGCCATAGCGAAGTTCATCTAGTGCATGGTCTTCAGCTTCAGTGTCAAGGTCTTCTGAATCACCTTCATCATGTTGGATTGTCTGCAATTGCTCGATGAGTGCGGTGCAGGTTTCATCAAGGTACAGCATAGGCTCACCATCAATGCCTACTAGCCGCTGCCGAACCTGCTGCCACCCTGGAATCCGCTTATTATCCGCTTTTTTCCATGCACAGCCATGAAGCGACATAGTTTCGCCGATACTTGGGCCACCATTTTTGATGAAAATAGCTGGGTCAGCGATGCCATAGCGAATTATATGCTGTTTCTCCCTCTCAATCGTCCCCTTCGCTACCATATCTGCGGTCATTCTCAGCCCTTTATTCGTGCCACAACTGCCATACCACTCTTGGAATCTGTACAGCGCGCCTTCAGGCAATCCCCAAGTACCATCAGACACAGCGTACCAGCCTGTACTGAAAGGCTTAGCACTGCCCCAATCATGAGCACGGAACTTGAGTGTGTGCGGAGGTATGCGAGCACGCCACTCACTGCTGAGGATGTGTTTCTCACCAAATTCTGGGAAGAAGGCACCATCTACTATATTCCAATCCCCTTCTAGCCATGCCTTGACCAGAGCTTCGGAACCAGACTGGCGGAGGCGTAGGACATAGGTAGGATCGTTCAGCAAGAGTAAGTGATTATCCTTAAGTTTCGATGGGATGAAGACTCTGTCTAGTTCTACAGTCACAGTTCGGCCGTCAATGACCATTTCACATGACTCCTTCATCACTTTAAAGCCCTGTGGTGCTGGATCAATGTACCTCTTTTTCACCCAATTGTGCCCTGCGCCTCCAGGATTCCCTGTCAATCGCATACCAGTCGGCACACCAGCACCAGATCGGAGGCATGCACGAAGCTTATCGATGGGCGCTGGAGAGGGGAAATTAGTGACTTCTTCCACGTAAACACGAGTGTAGGAGTGCCCCTGGTATTCTTCAGCATCACTGTCGTTCTCAAGATAGGCAAATTTCAGACGTCCACCTCCTGGCATCGTCCATTCTCTGCGCTGTTCATTGTACTTGCCTCCGAGTTTGGGGAAAAGTTGCTTTGTGCGAGCGATGACTTCAGCCAATTGGACGTACTTGCGACGGAAGAAGATACCAATCGCCCCTTCCCCGTAAGTCCCGCTATGGCTGAGCCAATCACCAATACTCCCCTCTGTCTTCCCCCCTCCACGTGCGCCTCCGTAGAATACTTCAAAGACAGGGCAAGATATGAGAGCTGTCTGAGGGCCGGCTTGTGCCTTCCACACGACTGTTGGTTCAAATGCAGCCATTTCCGCTCACTCCCCGTTAGTTTTACTGCAGAAGTAGGTGAAAAGTGCCGCCAATGCGACGAGTGCGAGTCCTGCAATGAGGTCTTCTGACATACAGAATGCTCCTATTGTTACAATTATGATAAATGGGCGGATTACAACAGAGTAATACGACCGCTTTACTACTATACTGAAGCCCAGCCGCCCCTATACCACTCCCACACTACCCTCACCCACACTTATAACAGTAGCCCCTATACTAGCCCAACGCGCGGCAGATACAGTAACAGTACTGAAGTGTGGGCAATGTGAGTGCTAACCTATTGAGGGGGCGGCTGCGGGAACACTCTCCCTACGCTACCAGTCCAACACTAGACAGAAGTTTAGAAGCATGATACGATCAATCAACGGTTCACCCCCTCCTACTGCCTGCTGCTTGACTGGGGAATTGTGCCGCCGAGCTATTGTGCGCGTACTATTATAGTAGTATCTGCTTCAGTGGCGGCCTGACTAGCTTCAGTATGAATAATGGGCGGATTACTAATTTGTAATACGGTCGGATTTGGGAGGATTCCTGCTGCTTCAGTAGCCCCGCTGCCCTCAGTCCCCCTCTCCCACTCAGCTCCAGCCGACCCTATGCTTGCTAGCTTTTGTGCTTCCTGCTCCTTCTCACTCAAGCAGGCTCCGAGGCCTTGTACTTGCTTGCTTTCGGGACGGTCAGCGCCTCCAAACATCAGCCACCACTCCTGCTGTGCCTCTTCTTGCCTCTTCGCCCACTCCACAGCAGTCCCGTACCCCCGCTCTTGCTCCAATTGTCTCAGCCCAGCCATCACCATCACAGTAAACCCCAGTAGCAGTGTCTGCAATGCCTCCGCACCCACCGTCGACCTCCCCTTCATCGCCTCTGACCCTGCCAGCAGCATTCCTTGCGTCGGGGGTAGGAGCGTCTTCAGCTCAAAATGCTGCGTCGAACCTTCTGATTGCGCACTATTGCCCATTGTTTGCGCCCCCGACAGTGCCTGCAGTAGCCCCGTTGCCGCGTCCCACCACAGAACCATCAATTGTAACCACTTCAGCAGCCACCCCACCCCCGTATTGTGCCGCCCAATCACCTGCAGCAGCTACTGGAGCCGGAATGTGAACGACGAATTGATTCTGCTGCACTGCCTGCTTCTGCACACCCATGCCCAAGACCTTCGCACCCAGGGCAACTACCTCCATTGCAGTGTCAATTGAAACCTTCTCACTCTCCAGCCGTGTCTCCATAATCTCAATTGAACGGGAGACGACACCCTGCAGACGTTCCTTGATAGTCGCAAGGATGATCGGGTCACACACAGCTTTCTGCTTCTCAGCCAACCGTGCCTGGAACGCATCTGAAGAGATTATTGTGTGCAGCCATTGGCGATTGTACCCAGTGATATATGCTAGACCACTGGTAGTGAGGGAGGGGTCTCTGATCATTTCGTCGATGATGCGACTGTAACTCTCCTTGAACTTCAGCGGATTCCCTGCAGCAGCCCCTCCGCACTTCCGATCGGTGATTGCAGACTCCGCAACGAGCACCTCTTCAGTAGAAACTGGCAGCATCGCATTGAGTTCCGCTACGCTTTCCTTGATACTGGGGTCATCAGGGGACAATGCCTTCACTCGTTGAATGAGTTTCTCCTGGTGCGTGAGCTTCGGAAGGTTCGCAAGTGTTCGAGCCTTATCAGAGAGCTTCGTCGGGTCGAACAGAGCGACACCTTCAGGGATTGATGCAGACATGATTACCTCATAAAAGGTTGTGGGAGTGAGTGGATAGTATGAAAACTACCAGAAAGAGTCAAGAGTGAGCCTGTAGAGCAGGGAGGGGCGTAAAGCGACCGTATTACAATTGAGTAATGCGACCGGATTTGAGAATTG